GCAGCCATCATCTGCTGAGCCATTGGGTTCTGGCCGAGCGTGGACATGACCTTGGGGTCTTGCATAAACATTTGGTGCGTGCCCAAATGAGCTTCGTGATCTTGATACGCAAATGCCTTGAGAGGCTTTCCCCGCAGCACATTCATGTTCTCTGTCACGGGGTCTTGAGGTTTCTGATCCCCAGGCAGCGCCACCAATTTGTCCGCGTTCTTGATACCCAAAACCTCAAGCATCTGCCGGTGAAGCTGAGGCAAGTCGTAAATTTGCGGAGCACCTTGAGCCAACTGAAGTGCGGCTTGGTACTGCATGATCCGCTGAGCCATCGTGGCTGCGTTCGGATCGGACACGGGGATAACCTCCACCATGTCGTAGTCGGCTTGCTTGACGTTCCGGTCTCCGCCCTCTGGAGTGTAAGAGTACTCACTTGGCAGGAAATCACGGATGATTCCCTTGAGCAGCTTGAACTCCATGCGAAGAGAAGCATGAACCCGAGCCTGAACAGCGCTCATGGTCTTCAACTGACGCTCAAGGATAGCCAGTGTTGTCCCAACTGGAGCCTGAGCGCTCATATCGCTGACCTTCAGGTCCGCGATAGCTGCGAGGCGTCTGCCGTCCTCTGTGATTTGTTGAAGCAGCGCAGCCAGAACCTGACTTGGCTCCTTGTACGGCAGCGGCATGATGTTGTCACGCACCGAGCCACTGGGGATGTCCACATCACGGAACTCGCCTGGAGCGATAGGCGTGTCATCACCCTTGATCCGCAGACCTCGGGACTTCAGGCCACCGGGCAGGTTGGACAGAGTTCCAGCATCAACAAGTTGTCGAATGATGGAAGTGCCTGCTCGGGCGTAGCCGCCAATCAGATGGATGTACCCAAGTCCGTACGCACCAAAGCCGGGGATGTAGGTGTACTGGACGAAGTGCTGGCGCTTGAGTTTCTTCTTGTCGTCTTCTTCCCAGTTCCTGCGGATCGCCAAAACCGTCTGAGTTCCACGCTCAATCGTAACTACGTACGGGAGAGGAACGTCATCTTCGTACCCCGGCATGTCCATGTCAACGTGGACTTCAAGTACCTGATACCGATCATCATCGGTAAGGGTATACCCTTGTTCTTCTGCCTTTTTCTTTTCAATATCAGTGAAGAAACGGGTAGGCTCACCCAATTCCTTGTCAATATAGAACCCTGCGACTTGCAGTTTCCTAATTTCGTTCTCAGTCTTGCGCATGATGTGAGTCACACGCTCTGCTGTGTACACGTTCGACGCCCCGTAAGGCATGATCAAGTCTTCAGCAGGGACAAAAGGAGCCGAAGGAAGCTCTGTACTCGGGTTTGGATAGATTTTCTTAAACGCAGCGCCCGACAAGCCCAAGCTGTACAGCATCCGCTCGTGTTCTGAGCGGTAGTCAATCATCTTTTCTGTCAGCGTGAAGTTCATGTCGTCACGCACACGGTCTGCTGCCTCCTCCTTGAGCCGGTCCACCGCCCCAATGATCTGCGTCTTCACCGGGCCTTGGGCCGGGAAGGTTTCCGTGATCATTTCGCTCTGAAAACGGATCGCTGCCTCGGTCAGCAGGGGGCTGTAAACACCACACGCCCCGTTCCACGGCTCTGTGCGCTCTTCGTATTTCATGCCAAGGACTTCCAGGCCCTTGACAAACATGTCTGACCAGTCTTTTCGGCTGTTTATGTCCGCATCTACAAGGTTAACCAACTCAGAAGCCAGAGACTGAAGCTCGCCGTCGTCCATGTACTCCGCAAGATTGGCATCAAACTCCTCTGCGGTCTCTTGGCCGGGTTCAATCTCAATCTCAACCCCATCAATTCCGATGCGTACCGCCTCAGGATCTTCAATTTCAATCTCAATTGCTGGTTCTTCGGTCATCATGTCCATGTCAATAGGCATGAGCGCAGAGTCAATGTTGGTCGCCATCTGTATTCCTTAGTAGAAAGCTGCTTTTCGCTTAAAAGACCGCCTATCTTCCGGCGCATCGGTCTGAAGACGCAGAAAACCACCCTGTCGGAAGCGAATCAGGCCCTGTACCGCTGAGTCAGTCAGGTCGTCGTGGTCTGCATTGGGGAAAGCGGCCATGTTTTCGATGAGTTCTCTAGCCCACCGCGTGTCAGGTGCCCACACTTTACCCGATTGGAACAGATCTGCCACTGAATTTATGCGAACAAACTTGTCATTCCCTCTGCTTGGCGTGTACTCAGACACCGGGATGCCCATTTTTCGCAGTTCAAATATTAACGGAGCGCCTGCCGCTTTGGCTTCCACGATAAAAGCATCTGGTTCCCAGTCCAAGTAGTGCGCGTGAGCCTTCTCTTTAAGCTCAGGGAACTCCATGCGTTTCTGAAATGCGTCTAACAAGATGATGTTTACGTCAGTCTCGTCCTCATTGAGGTAAAAAACACCCCAAGTAGTACAAGCCGAGTAGTCATTTCTCTCGCCCTTAGTGAAAGCCGTGTCCCAAGACTGAATGATGAACTCACAACTAGGAGCCTTCTCCTTCTCCCAGATCTTCCACCACTCACGCTTAACAATTGCACCCTCTTCTGCCGTGGGATTCTGTTGATACTGAGCGTTCCACTTGCTCGACGGAAGTTCATCCCTCAACGCCGTCAACTCACCCAACGACCAAAACTCCGGCCAGAGCGGTTTACCAGAAGGCATGATGGCAGGAAGCTCAATCACTTCCCACTCCTCATCTTTCCCCAACTCCCCAGAACTCTTCAGCACCTTACCAGTCAGGTCAGACTTCGACCATCTGGTCATAACGATAACTATGGCACCGTTCGGCTGAAGACGCTGACGCGGGCCAGATGTGTACCACTCGTACACACTGTTAAACACCTCAGGATTTCCAGTCGCCAACGCGGCTTCCTGTTCCGAGTGCGGGTCGTCAATGATCATCAGATCCGCGCCCTTGCCCGTCATCGTTCCACCTACACCAATAGCAAAATACTCGCCATTCTTGTTAGTAGCCCATCTTCCCGCAGACTTCGAATCCTGCCTCAACGCCACATCAGGATAGATCCTTGCGTACTCCTCACTCTGCACCAAGTTCCGAACCTTGCGGCCAAAGTTCACCGCTAGATCCGCAGTGTTAGAACTCTGAATCACCTTCTTCTCAGGGAACCTGCCAAGAAACCAACTAGGTAACAGGTAGGAAGCAAACTCCGACTTCGTATGTCTTGGAGGCATATTAATGATCAGCCTCTTCAACTTCCCTTCCGCAATTTCCTCAAACTTCTTAGCCATCAAAGCATGATGCCGCCCGTGAATAAACCCCGGCCACATCTTCTTTACGTACGCCATGAAGCTCTTCTGGCACTTCTCCCTCTCCAAAGCATCCTTGTAATCTTGTACTTGCTGAAGCAACTTCTCCTGATCCGCAGGACTCAGACTCGCCACCAAGTCATCTAACTTCACTGGACATCCCTAAAGTTCACGTAAGTCGGCCGCACAGATCTTCCCATCCCCTCAACCCTCTTAACAGCACCAATCTTCACCAACCTGTCCACAATCTTCTTCGTACTCCCCAACCCACCCTTGCCCCTCAAATACACAATGTCCCTATAGCTCGGACCAAACCCAAACTTCTTCCACCACTCATCTATCACCAAGAATACCTCGTTCTGCGCCTCCGTCATCCCCATCTCCATCACTTGCTCAAACGAGCCATAAACTTTTCTCAACGGACTCTGTAAGATCACTTTTCCCTTACGAATCAACGACTTAGACACGATTCTTAAAGTACTTTCTCACATCCGTTAATATTTACGGCAAGGCCAGCAAAAGTTATCTTTGCATCTACTTTGAAGCAAAAGTCCTTACAAATCAACAACTTAGCGCACATTGTTAAAGCAGTTTCTGTCATCCGTTAATATTTACGCTGCAAATTTTTTGCTACCCCCCCCCACTTTTGTTTTGACTTGCCTACCGGGGGGTCTCGCTAGATCGAGGGGGTGGGGTCGGTAGGACTGAGCAAAAATTTATGGCGAGTTATGGTGGGCTATACCGATGTGTGTGGAGTAGGTGTGGGCATTGAGTCGTTGGTGTGGAGTAGGGACAGTTTGAGTGGAGTAGTATGTATAAGTGCGCGGGACTCCGCCTGCCACATCAGGGGGGTCCGGGTACGGTGGGGTCTGCGTCCTGGCCTTCTGCGTTTCCGTCTGTGTCCTGCCCAGCGTTAATATTAACGGCAGACTCAGCGTTAATATTAATGGTCTCACCCGTCAGCTCTGCTAGTAGCGAATCCGCCTCGATAACGGTAGCATCACTGGCGCCAGCCGTTAGCAGGCCACGCAGCTCCTGCATGACACGGGCTCGAGCATCGTCACTGGTAGTAATGGTGCGTACCTCCTTACGTTCGGTGAAAGCCGCTACTTCAGTGACGGTCCCCAATACTTTGGCCGCTGCAGTGATATGGCCCGGCTTAGATTCGGGGTCTACGATAACTTTTACTAGGGATTGGATGACTAATTCCCGTAAGGCTGCAGGGGAACG